ATTATAAAGGAGAACACGGTAAACGATGATGAAAGTATCATTTTTACGCAGTCGGCAAAACTGGACACCGCCGAGGCGTTGGCTATTTTGTTCCAAAAGGCGGTAATAGCCTATGATGAAATAGGTCGCTTGGAAGTAGAAAAATTAACAAAAGAAAAAGCGGTAATAGCGTTAATAAGAGCCGTTAAGTTAGTGAATACAGATACCTCTTATACTAAGTATTCTAACGATTTATTTTTACCCAATTTTGTAGGGGATTTTGTTTTGCAGGATAGCACAACGAGGCATCCTATAGTTATCAATGCTAAAGGGGTAATAAGAAAAGACGGCACTAGAAAAGGGAGCATCAATATATTAGCGCCGTCCTTTGTTCAGCTTAAAAATTGGATAGATGGGGAAACGGTGAATCTATACAAAACTAAACAGGGTATTTATCGCTCCGATACGCCAAAGTTTATACTACGAGCGAAGAAAAACAGATAGTATTTTATTCTCTCTATATTAAAATTATACCCATGCAGATTCTCCAAACAATTAAAGAAAGTTGGGAAGCTATAGCCGTAATAGTAACGGGGCTAGGTGGTTTTGTTGGAACGTATTTGAGATGGAAAAGCAACAAAAATAAATCTACCAATCTACTATATGAAGAACTAGAAAAATTGAAGAAACGAATTATAGAACAAGTCCCAAAAGAAATTGAAGCGGCGCAAACAATTGCTCAACAAAATTATTTATTGGAGCAATTAAAAGAACATTGTCCAGACTGTTACGAAAAAGTACAAAATTCAAACAATGTTAAAAACTAATGCTAAAGATATTCCGCAAATTTTGGGGCTAGTGTCCGAAATTAATTCAATAATGGATTTAAGTTGGGATAACTTCATTTCTTATAAAAAGGTACAAGAATGGGGCTTAAATGAAAAAAGGATAATAGAGGGCGTAATTAATTTAAAAATATTACATTCTGAAAATCATTGCCGATTTTTAACAGCTATACCGCCGCAAAAATCTTTTAATATTCATTGGCACGATTGCTTAGAAATATGTACTGTTTTAGCTGGAAAAATGGCAGACAAAGAAAAGGGCAAAACTTTTGAAATGGGGGCAGTATGCAAATACAGAGCATTTGAAAAACACATACCAACCAACCCAAGTAGTACAGATTATCTTTATTTGATAGTCGACTTTTACAAATAGATTTATTAATTAATCTTAAAATATCAATATCATGGCAAAAGCTAATAATTATGGAGTTGAAAACATTAAGCGAGGGCTTAATGTAGTAGCTGGAATAGTTAAAACCTCATTTAGTGCTGACAGCAACCAGGATGGTAAAATTGATGGTAGTGAAAGAACTGCCTATCTAGTAAGTGTTTTACCACAAACTTTACCCTTATTCGGAATTTATGGGGGAATAGTAGAAGAAATAAAGGACAAGATTACAGCAGAAGAAAGAGAAGAATTAGTAGATTTTACTGTATCACTTGATTTTTTACCAGATGGGCGAGAAAACGCAGAAGAATATGTAAAAACCGTAATATTGTGGTTAAATTATAATATTCAGTTTGCAAATAAAAGCATTCAGTTTTTTGCTAAAAGCAAAGCCGCTTAAAGAAAATACCTTTACATCTTGATATTTTATTAAGAAAGTCTATTACACTAATATGTAATAGACTTTATTTTTATTTCTTATTTGTAACTTATTGTCTTACAGACCGTTTAACCTAACATAACCTAGCCTAACCTAACCTAACCTATAACCTGTAAACTTTTCTATATATTTTATATGATATTTATCACCCCCTTTGAGTAGGATATAAGATTTATATATATTATATTGTGTTCTTCTTCAATAAGCACTGAAGAAATTTATGAAACCAACACAATTTTAGTCCAAAGAATGAAAAAAAAAAAAAAAAAAAAAAAAGTTCTGCTAAAGAACACCCTGAAAAGGTACACTGGTAAAGATTTACTAATTTTAGTTCATCGACTTTCAGAACATTATGTTTCCCACCCTCAATATGAAGATATAGAGCTTTGGGAAAGACAAAAACATGATGATTTATTAAACCTCTTAAAATGGGATTTAGTAAAAGCCATTGGCTAAAAAAAAGCCTTTCAATTAACCCTAAAGGGCTTTTTTAAATCTTACTAAATAGGAGCTTTACCAGTCAGCACCAGGCGCTGGCTTTTTTATATCTTCTTTCAATAGTGTAACAATTTCAGCAGTTTTAATAGTGGCCTGTTCTTTTAGGTCATTCCATACATTAGAACGCCATTTTTTTGCAGTTAGTTTGGGTTTTACGATCGTTTCTTTTGCTGTTGTTAATGTGCCAAGGCTACTGCTTGAATCTCTTTGATTTATAACGCATCACTAGTGTCTTTAAAATAAAAGAGATTCTAAACGAGAAATGACTCAACATTACCAGTGTTGAGTCATTTTAAAGAATTTCTTTTTTGCCAAAGTAATAGAAGGCGAAAAGGTAATATCCATACAAGATTTGTGGTAACAAAGGTCTATGTTTTTGTTTCTCTAAACAACTTTTTAAGGTTAAATTTTTCTTTTTAGACCGTAAAGATACAAATTTAGTAAACAAAACCACTCATTTCTTCCTGATTTACAGGAATACACACATTACCTTTTCCCTTTCTAGTTTGGCTTTTAATACGTCTGATAATTTTACCCTTTTTACTTTGCTAACTTTTAGACTAAATTAAATTTGCCCCCCTACCCTCTTAAAAAAGGGTTGCCAGTCTGTAAGGTGCAAATCCTACCTTTTAAATCGGTGGTGTACCCTATCTTGAAAAATTGTTGACATTTTAAGACGTAAACTAATTGCATAATATTTGATTTATTAAGTATTAAAAATTGAAATTATTTTTCAATAATATCAATTCTATTATCATGTTCTGTTATGGAAAATTTACCAGTAGTTTCTAATAACTCTTTGTATTCCAAATAGCGTTCTTTGTTCGCTTCCTTTGTTTCTTTTTTTGAGGTTTTTTTAATGGACCTTTTGAAATAAATTTTTGTTCTATGTTTCCATTTTTCCACATCTTCTTGCGGAGTTGTTAAAATTGTTTTTTTATCAATTTCTGAAACTGTTCTGTACTGTTCTGGAAACTGTTCTAATTTCTGTTCTAAAAAGCTGTTGCCAGCTTGTTCAACAAGCGGTGTACCATGTACACGTGTATTGTTCTGAACAGTTTTTTTATCAATTTCTGGAACTGTTCTGTACTGTTCTGGAAACTGTTCTAATTTCTGTTCTGAATGTGAACCCATTAACCCGTTTTCAATAATTTCTAAAGGAATTGAAAAGGGCGTTTCAGGTAATGAATCCACTATTGAAAATTTTCTTTTTCAGCGTTTCTTTTTGCTACATAAGAAAGGTATTTACTAGGGTAGGTTTCTCCATAGTGGCGGTTATCAAAGTAGGACATGTACAGCATGCAGCCAATGTAGAAAAAGGCGAACAGCATTAAGATGAAAGCCCCTGCAATAGAGTTCCTTAATACGTCTGTTTGATAATTAGGGTTTAGTACTTTTTTACCTCTAATGTCATTTTCTAGGTTGGCTATAGTTGTTTTCAAATCTTCTAAATTTAGCTTTGCTTTATTTATAGACCCTTCCAGATTGTATTGAACACGCCCTTTGTCTGGTCCACTTTTTACAGTCGATTGTTTAACAAATAAATCGTAGGCAGCTTGTTCAGGTATTAATGCTATTTTCTTTTGTTTGATTTCTGCCTTTATGGCCAATAGGGCAGGGTCAGGAGCATGATTTTCTATGTTCCATTTATAGAACCCCCCTGAAGTGATAAGGATGGTAACGAGGGAGAAAAACAAAAACTTAGGCAAATGGCTATTTAGTTTATTTCTGAAAATAAAAAGTTCATCCCCATACTGGTCTACAAAATATCTAAAACCATATTCATTTACCAGAATCAAACAACCTAAAACAAAGGCTATCAGATATGACATTGTGTTGCTAGGTTCAATAAAACTATAAACCCCAAGGCTACTGCCAAACAGGGAAATTAAGGCGCACAGGTAGCTGGAAAATAAAGCCTTATTTCGCCAATGTATATTTTTTTGAAAAAAAGTAAGGGAAGCAGAAAATTTCTTTTCTCTTTTTGATAAGATAGGGTCTGAAGTAGCCAGCTTATTTGCCGCTTTTGTAATTTCATTCCAGGAAAGCTTTTGGGGCTTCCCTTCTATTCGCAAAGAATTATTAGGTTTTTTAGCAGTATTTTCCATACATTTACATTGATATTTGAAAATTGAAACCCGATTGCCAGCCTTGGCGGTCGGGTTTCTGTCCTTACAAATATAATGGGAAAAATGAAAGGTTAATACTTTTAGATTATTTTTTTGCCATTTTTGAATATTTCACCCCTTCATTAGGGCTAATTCTATGCTTTTGATTCTTTCCTTCAGGTCATTAACTTGAAATTCCAGTACAGATATTCTTTCTTGGTCCTTTGCATTGTTGCTGTCCAAGCCCAAAAAAGGCAGTAAAAATTGTTCATAGCTTTTGACTAGGGCTATAAAAATTTCTTTCTCTTTTACTTTTGTGTTTCTGGTAGCATGATTTTTTAATTTAAAGTGAAATTTATCTTTTGACTTAAATTTATTACGAATAAATTCACTTTTTTTAAAAAGTGTTTCTGCTATGCTTCCCACGCTTTTTCCTACCTCTTTAGTCAAGTATACAAAACAATCTTTAAAGGCGCTAGGATAGTCACTTAGGCTATTCAAATAGGTATCTAATGATACGTTTACTATCTTGCTATTCATATTTTTTAAAACTAGAGTTTTAATATAAAGTGATTCAGAATTTTAAAAATCTAATATTAAAATATTCAATTTACTTGCATATTGAATACAAATAGATTACTTTTGTGTTAACGATTGACACAAATTAATAGGTAATATAATGATAAATAAGGAATTAAGAAAGCTAATCACAGTGAAAGAAGTATTTATATTTTTTAAATGTAAGTATTCAGAAAGTTACATTTTTAAAGTATTGGATAAAAACAATACTAGAAAAAATGAAGAAATAGAGGCAGCAGCAGAGTTTTTGGCAAGGGAAAAGCTTGCCAGCATCAATTGAGTAAAATTTATTCTTTTCATAGTTACGGGTTTTAGGTTGGGCTTTTATGCCCGACCTCTTTTAAAGATTTTCAAATATCAAAATATCAAAATTATGTCATTTATTATCAGACGGGCAACAGAAGCCCTCTTAGCCAAACTATTGTTTTTTGTGTTCTTTGGAGAACCAGGAACAGGAAAAACCAGCCTATCATTTACGATGCCAAAGCCCCTGCATTTCGACTTTGATGATGGTATTCACAGGGCAGTACAGAAAATTAGGCCAGATTCAATTAAAGTGACTAATTGGATTGAGTTTTACAATTTTATTATGAGTGTAGATTTTGCCAACATGGTCAAAGAAAATGGCTATAAATCTGTTGTGCTGGACACCATTGGGACCATGATTGATAACCACATAATTTCCTACCTATTGACCCAACCCCAACACCGTACAGCTATAGGCTTGAAAATAAGTAGTTGGGTAGTGGTTTCTGACATGGTCAAAAGCCTAAAGGCCCGTTTTACCTCACTTGATTTGCATATTTGCGCAATCTGTCACGGCAAGGAGTACATGGAAGGAGATACTAAAAAATGGGGTTTAGATGTGAAGGGCAGCAGCAGAAGCATTTTATACTCCACTTGTGACATGTTGGGCTTTATGTATGCCAATGGAAATCAAGTGGAATTAGATTTTAACCCTAACAGCCGACACGTTGGAAAAAATATGGCCAATTATGGCATCCTACCAGTACCACAAGCTGAAACCATTCACTATGATACTTACTTAACCAAGCTTATAGAGGACTGTAACAAAAAGATTACTTCAAAAAGTGCCGCACAAGTCCAATATAATAAAGAGCTTGAAGAGTGGAAAGGCTGGATAGATGACGCTGACAGTATAGAAGCTTTTACAGCCCTACAACCACAACTGGCAGAATTAGGCCATCAAGTATTGAAAGCCACACTAGGGGCTTATTTCATGGGCAGGTTAAAGAAAAAGGGATTTCAAGTAGACAAGAAAACGAAAGAAATCAAAGCAAAAGAACCTAAAATAGTAGTCAATGAAAATTAATTTACCAGTTTCAGTTGTGGCAGAGTTTGACCAGCTAAAAGAAGGGTCTGAATTAACTATTTACAACCTTATCAAAAAAGCAATAAGTGGGGTTGATGACTTTTTGCCCTTAGATGAATTTGAAAAAAACCGATTACTGGCTTTAAAAAAGTTAGTAATTGAGGGAAAAGCTAAGGGGTTTGACTATTGCCGCTACCATTATATTAACCCCTACAGAAGCCCCCTAATATACAAGCCAGATGTTGATAAAGAGCCTTTTTTATATCGTTTCCATGTGCCAAAAAACAAATTTCAACTACTGGAAAAAGTGCCAGGACATGTTGCTTACAAAGCGTTTGACATTAAGGAAGAAAACAAAGGTTTAATTCATAACCTGAATTTTGAAAGAACCATCACTATTCAAGGGGTTGAGGTCAATTTGATAGGGGGGTTGGATGGTATAGATTTACTGAAGGGGCTACTAATAGAAACCACCGAAAATGAACCCGATTTTTTGGAAATCTGGAAGAGGGTTGATTGGAAAATTAAAGGTTTGATGCTGCCAGAATTAGACAGCATCCAGTTAGAAATTTTTCATTTTTGGGGTGACAACATGAAAGGGGGGCAGCGTTTTACATACAATGTACCAACTGACCAGACAAGCAAAATAGATGCTTTAGAAGCTATTCAAAACTTTTTAGGATGGATTAAACAACGTCCTGAATTATTCAAAAAATTACAAACTTAAAATATTAATATTATGAAGTTTTTTAACATTAAAGATGTTGCTTTTTTATTACCTCGATTAATGACAATCAAAGCCCTATTGCAAGCATTAGACTTAGCAAGGTTGGCCCAAATAATAGACCTATTAAGCGAAGGAAAAAAAGACGTTCAGACTTTGCAAATAGCAACACGGTTGGGGCAGTCAATAAGCAGTCAATACCTAAAAAAGCTTAGAAATTTTAATTTAGTTTCTTCCAACAGGGAAGGGAAACGAATAATTTACACACTTAATAAAAAACAATTTGCAAAAGTTTTAACATTGCAAAATCAGTTAGGTACTAAAGGTTATAAAATTATTAGAGCTATCTGTCACAAAGAAAGGATTGCTATACTTCAGTATATTGCAGACCACCCCAAAACAAGCATGAAGCCGATATGGCTAAACTTGAATTTAGACCAATCGAGAGTAAGCATACATGCAAGGATTTTAGAAGAAACTGGCTTATTGATTAATAAAAAATATGGGCAAAAGAAACGCCCTAGGGTTAACCAGAAAGCCCTAAGAGAGCTAAAGGAAGCCGTAGACCAATACTACACAATTGAAGTATTAGAAACCGCTTAAAATATACCTCTATAAGAGGCTACACAGGGGGCTAATAAAATCCCACATTTCCAAAAATCGGACATTAGCCCCCGTTTTTAATTTTCAAATATCAAAAATAAAGGTAAAAAATCAAATTCTATTATCATAATAGATGGTATCTTATCTTTATACAAAATAACAAAACAAATGGGAGTACAAAAAGACATTTTGAAAGAAGTTGCTAATTTCTTTCATGGGGAATCCAACCCCCAATACGTCACAGGCGAACAGAAAGCAGCCCTGTTGGAAGAAATGGCAAAGCCTATTGTAATAGAAACCACTACAGATGAAAGCATCTTTTCAAGCCCTAGAAATGGGTCATTAAATAAGCAGGGTCAAGTGATAAGAATAGTCTTACAGACCCCTTTAGATTTTGAATTACGGGGCAAATTAGATGAATGGGACAATATAGAACCAGTTGCCCCTACCACCTTTGAAAACTGGCTACAATCAAAGGTTTTAGAAGCTACCTGTAAATATGAAAAATACCCTTTTAGTCCATCATTGAAAGCGAAGTTGAAAGTTTCAGCAGCATGGTATAAGTGGCGCAAAATGATGATAGATTTAAAGAAAGCCGAATTAGTGAAAAACTACGAAAAAGCATTTTTACCGATTACTAAACCAATTGCACCGAATACTTAAAAATACTACCAAACAAAATTAATTTTGATTCATTTTGATTAATTTTGAATATATTTGTATTCAATATAACCCTCAATCTGAGTAATTAATTTTAAGGCAACAAGCCAGCAAACACTACCTAAACCGATTTACACAAATCCATAGTATAACTATTTTTACCTACTGTTGCAGCCCTTAGTGGCTGCAACTTTTCACAGTCTAAAATACATTAAAATGACACTATTTTCAATATTAGTTTTTTGGTCTTTTGTCAACCTCTTTTTATTGGATTGGAGCGCAGAAGCAGGACAGTAATTTTATTAATCAATCGCTTTCTAAGTGCCTAAAGAGAGTAATAAACTACACAAAAATGAAAAGAAGTTTTAAGGGTGTTTGGATTCCTAAAGAAATTTGGTTGAATAAAGACCTAACATTAATAGAAAAGATATTTTTAGTAGAAATAGACAGCTTAGATAATGATAATGGATGCTTTGCATCTAATAAATATTTTTCTGATTTCTTTGGTGTATCTAAAGGCAGATGCACACAAATAATTAAATCTTTAGAAGCAAAAAAATACGTTAAAATCAGAATAGAAAGGCAAGGGAATCAAATCATAAAAAGGGTAGTTAAAATATTAAATAGGGGTAGTAAGTATTCTAAACAACCTAGTGAGAATATTAAAGGGGGTAGTAAGTATTCTAAACAACCTAGTGAGAATATTAAAGGGGGTAGTAAGTATTCTAAACAACCTAGTGAGAATATTAAAGGGGGTAGTGAGAATATTAAAGGGGGGTATTTAGAAAATGATGATGATAATAATACAAGTATTAATAATACAGATAATAATACAATTAATAATACAATAAGAGAAAAGGAAAATCTTTCTCAAATTGAAAAATTAAAAGCAGACTTAAAAAAAGAAAAAGTATCTGAATGGAGCAAAGCAAAAGAGGTCCTAATGTATCTGAATGAAGCAACAGGGGCAACCTATCCACTTAATGCCAATGTGGCCAGAAAAATACATGATTTAATTATAGGGGGAACTGAAGTGCAGAGCATGAAAAATGTGATTGATTTGAAAATAAAACAATGGACTGGCAAAAAATATGAAACGAACCTCACTATAAAAACCCTGTTTGGGTCAAAATTTTACGACTATGAACAGGAAGCAAAAAAAGTTGCTAAAAATCCTAAACTTTTAAATCAAGAAAATGGAAAAGAAAAAAATGGTCATCAATTTGACCCAAAAAAGGCAGCAGTCCGTGAGCAGATTTTTGGAAAAGTATTCTAAGTTACCAGACTTCCAAAACTGTCAGGGTATAGCCAAACAATTAGCAGCGAAAGGAATCTATGAAGAAAGTAAAGCCCTTTTAGCTTATCAAGTAGGTCAAAATAAAATAGTTGCTAAAAATTTTAACGATTCCATCAACTCTAAAGAGGTTGCAACAATTGCCACAATGAAAAAATACAGGGGAGAGGGAATGACCCAATTATGGCTAACTAATTGGATTTTGCAATTAAGTAGGTTTTTTGCGGTCAAAGGGGGCATTGAAGAAAATCAGTTAGAGGTTGCAGCCGAATTAATAATTGAAGATTTTTTTTATTTCACTATAGCAGATTTTACCCTATTTGGGAAAAAAGCTATCAAAGGAGAGTTTGGGACAACTTACAACCGTTTTGACGTTCCAACGCTTTTAGAATGGTTAAATAAATACAGGGGGCAAAGGTCTCAGTATGCTATGCAGCAGAACGCCAAAAACCAAAGACAAATAGAGAGGGCAGAAAAAGCAATACCTATGCCTGAATATATAAGGGAATTTATTGGCGAATTAAAACCAAAAGAACCTAAAGAAAAGCCAACTTTTGAAAACTTGTTTAATGATGAATTGATAAAAAAGCAATGGAAAAAAGATTTTGATTCAGAAAAACCTAAAACAGATTTCAAAACTTATTGCCAACTACAATACCAGAAATTAATAAAAACATAACTATGTCAAAAATCAGAACCATACAAGAAAATACAGCAGTTGAAAAAGTGAAGTTGTGGACCAGGTTTAATGCAAATACTAAAACTATCCAGCGATTACAGGCAGAAAATAAAACAATTGAATCTGATTTGGCACAACTAGAAAAGCGCCCTTATAACTATTTTCTGGTCAAACAAAAGCTGAAAGCAGATGTGCAACAGGCGCAAGTGTGGGCAAAAGAATTGACTGATAGCTGGCAAGAAAAATACAACTTAGGCAACCTGAAAGCTGAATTTAATAAAATACCATTATAAAGATTTTGTTCACCTGAACCCAAAAGAGGGTACAGTTTTTTTTAACCCGTTTTAGATTTTTATTTCTAAGTCGAGTTTTCTTTTCTCTCAAAAATGTTTGTTTATAATTTTCAGGGGTTGAATTGTCCGTTTGACCCCTGTTTTTTCAAAAGGAATGAAAAGCCCAAAATACATAATTATTTGCAATTCCAAATACAAAGTAGTTAAGAAGCTGCCTAAAGGGTTTTTGCTAGTAAAAAGGGTTTTGATTTGTTTACCTGCATTCATTCCAGACAGCGAAGATAAGCAGCCAACCTTTCAACTAAAGTACCCAATTAAGAATAAATTTTTAAGAATTATCGAACTGTTTTAAAAATAAATTAATGTGCAAATAGCGACAAAACATAAATTCCCTTATAACTGGACCTTAGCAAATGGCTATCCAGCTAAAGGAATAGAGGACCACAAAAGCAAGGTTTTTTCTTGCTTTTGCGGTGGTGGTGGGTCTACAATGGGGTATAAGCTGGCAGGTTATGATGTGATTGGATGCAATGAAATAGACCAAAAAATGATGATGGCTTACCAGATGAACCACCAACCCAAATACGCTGCTTTAGAACCTATACAGACTTTTAAATTAAGAAAAGATTTACCAGAAAGTTTGTACAATCTGGATATACTAGACGGGTCCCCCCCCTGTTCTAGTTTTTCAGAGGCAGGGAGCAGGGAAAAAGATTGGGGCAAAGAAAAGCGATTTAGAGAGGGACAAGCAAAACAGATTTTAGATACTTTGTTTTTTGACTTCTTAGAATTAGCTAAAGAATTGCAGCCTAAAACAATAATAGCTGAAAATGTTACAGGGATTCTAAAAGGAAACGCTTTTGAATATTCAAAAAAGATAGTACAAGCTTTTTTGAAGGCAGGGTACAAAGTGAAAGTATTTACTTTAGATGCTTCTAAAATGGGTGTACCTCAAAAGAGAAAAAGAGTTTTTTTTATTGGGGTTCGGAATGATATTGCAGCAAGATTGCCTGTTGATAATTTCACTTTATTCAATGATTTTCCTGCTTTCAATTTAGTGTTCAATGAAAAAGAAATAACACTAAGCGAAATAAAACACAATTGTCATACCAGACCAGTTAATGGAAAAATACTAAGGCTTTTAAATGAAGCAAGGAAAGGAGAAAGAGACCTAAGACATGCCTGCAAAAGAATAGAGGGGAAAGGGAATAATTTTGCCTGTTCTTTGCTTTATGAAAATGAAGCAATCAGAACAATTTTAGCACAAGATAGAATGATAGTTTTTAATGAAAAAAGACAGCTATCAGATATTGAATACATAAGGGGTGGTGCATTTCCTAGTGATTACAATTTTATGAATAATTCGGTGAATTACGTAATTGGTATGTCTGTACCACCTGTTATGATAGCGCAGATAGCAGACCGAATTTTTAACCAATGGCTCAAAGGCTTAAAACTGTAACCTATGAAAACACTAACATCAAAAGAGTTCATCAAACAGAACCAAACCAGAACCGCAAAAAAGATAAAAACAACAGGTTCAAATCAACTGACAAAAAATGCAATTCAATTTTTAACCCTGAATGGCTTTGTATGTTTTAGAAATAATGTTACGGGCATTTTTGACACTAAACAGGCAGCAGCTAAATTGGCAAACAAAAACCTGCCTATTTCAACAGTTATCAAAATACTTTCTTCCTGCTATAGAAAAAGCCACGAAAGGAAAGGGGTTGCAGATATTATCGGCTTCCAGAAAAAAACGGGGGTATTCTTAGCTATTGAAATCAAATTTGGAAAAGACAAACTGAGTGCAGACCAAATAAACTTTTTGACTGAAGTAGTAAAAAACGGGGGTATAGCCATAGTGGCCAAAACATTTGACCAATTTGTAAAAGACCTAAATAGTAAAACTTATTTTTCAAATATCAAAAATTAATTATTATGAATCGCAAAATCTATCAACTTTGTTTAGACAATTTCGCAGCTTTTATAGGTAGTGTTATTCACACTTACTTAGATGCGCACTACAAAAACCCTAAAATGGTCACTTTCTTAGATATGCCAGACGGGAAGTGCTACAAACTTTCGTATGTAGAAATTGACCCCCACATTAGCATCATGGCAAAAGAAGAAGCGAAGTATCAAGCCCTGAACCAACCCACAACCGAAAAAGCGAACACAAAAGCCTTTTGCTCAAATTAGGCGTTTTAAGCGACTTTTATATTTAATCCTTACAATGTGCCAGTAAGAATTAAATATTACCCCCTGACTAAAACGTATGCCTTAAATATTCAATTTTCAGTATCAATTAATCTAAAAATATTCATTATGGCAGAAAATAAGGAAATAGCAAAGCGAATAAAAGGGCTGTCCAAAGCTGTCAAACATCACCACCAGATAATAAGTAAATGTGATTTTTTTAGCCTTTTTGGAGCAGAAGTAAAAGAAGTTAATAAAAAAATCAATGGGGTAGAAGTGAGGGGAAAATGTCAAACCCTATTGCCCCCCAAGGAGCGAAGGGCGCTATTCTGGAAACTATTAAACAACTTAGTCAGGGCAAAGTGGCAAATGGAATTGAAGCCGCTAAGGGGTAATGATTACGATTTGTTGTTGATTGAACAAAAAACAAAACTTACCAGTAAGACCGCAAAAAAATGGAACAAATGGTTGTTTGCTTGGAGGGATAAAAAGCCAGCAAAAACCATATTTATTAATACTTAAAATCAACATCATGGCAGGAGCTAACAACGCAAAAACAAAGCTATCTTTAGAGCAGCGACAAACCAAAAACGCTGCCTACAAATTGAATAGAATTGATAACGAAAAATTGAAAGCAGGTATTCTTTGCCTATTGTCAACCGATTTTCAAACGATTGTAAAAATAACGAAAGGGAACAAAAAAACCATTTTTCAAAAGGTCAATATAAGCAGATTGAAAAGTGTTTTAGCAGAAATGAAAGAAAAGAAAAAGATTGATTGGATTGACCACGATATTAGCGTTTTTATCAAAATAAGGGATTTAGACCCCAAAAAAATAAACTCAAAAGATGAAATCAAAGCACCCCATTGAAGTCTGCATAAACCCAGAAAAACAATGTATATTTGAAAAGCAAATGCAAAAATTCAAATGGTTCTCAATAGAAACAGGAGCAGAAAAAACTTTATTAATGCCCTCTTTTGACCACAAATACAAAATTAATTTTTGCCCTTTTTGTGGGGCAGATACAACAGACTTAGTAATTAAGGAAAAAGATTTTTTAGACATCGTAAATCTAAAATTATGAAATCAGAACAGTTTTTTAAAAAATCAAGTTACGCCAATTTTGTACAGGATAAGTTTGATAAAAGTATTGCTAAGTTTACTTACTATGATATGATTGAATTTGCAGAAGAGTATGCAGGGGTAAAGCTGGCAGTTTTGGATAGGGAAAAAAAAGAGCAGTTACCTACTAATGAAAAAGGAGCAGGTAAAAAATACTATATAAGAACGTATGGTTTTTTAGACAGCGCAGTTTATTGGTGGGCAAAAGATAAAGAGGGGTACACCTACGATATTACCAAGGCAGGAAAATACAGCAGGGCAGAGGCAGAAGAAATTTGCAAAAATAGCTATTTAGAAACCGCTTATTTATGTACTATTATTGACAATTTGAAATCTGCACACAAAAGAATTATTGATTTTCAATATTTAAGTATAGAACACATGGCCTTTAATTTACAAACTCTTTCAAGGATTAAATAAAAACTAAACTTATGCACGATGACAGTATTATGTATTTTGGAAAACATGAGGGGGTGAAGCTAAAGAATATACCAGATAGGTATTTCATGTATTTATACCATAAAGCTAACATACGAGAAAATTCAAAAGATTTGGCGCTTACTATGTATATAGAAAATCATTTTGATGTATGGAAAAGAAAAAGGTATAAAGATTTACCACAACAAAAGGAATAAAACTTATTTGAATAAAGTTGGGGGTGACTTGGATAAAATTTAACCAAAGTTACCCCCAATTTATTTTTCCCTTACTTTTACTGCTTATTTAGTTAGTATGTTTTAAGTAGGCTTAAAACTATCACAAAAAGCCTTAATATTGTACTTTGGTGATACTTTACATTAATCCAAGCCTTTCAAACACTCACATAAACCCAATGAAATCAAGGGTTTACGCTCTTTTTTCTTTCTTTTTGTTGTAGGTATCACAGAACTATCACAGATTCAATATATTTAATATTTAATCAAAAAAAAGTAATTTAATTATGTATTTGAATATTTTTAGAGTAATTTTAGATTCAAATTAGAGATACTTTAAAAATTAAGTGATACTTTTTTAATACTTATAAAATTTTTTCATGAAAACTTTAAAAGACTTAACGCCCGCAATTCGGGCGAAAATTCCAGCTTATAAAGAATTGGCCACAAAAAACCTTTATAACGGCGAAGAACACAAAACCAATAAGCGAAGCGACACAGTAAAGTACATCGAGAAAATATACGAAATAGCAGGATTAAAAAAACCCGCCGTTATTATAGCAAAAAATCCTTATGCTTATAAGGTGTTTTTTGAGTGTGTTAAAAGGAAAGAAAAGACAATTAAATTTATCTACGGTAAAAAAAATAGGTCCGTATTGTTGCACAGCGAATTGCACAGCGAATTGAGCAGCGAATTGCGCAGCGAATTGCACAGCGATTTGGTCAGGGAATTGGACAGGGAATTGAGCAGGGAGTTGGACAGGGAATTGGACAGGGAATTGGACAGGGAATTGCGCAGGGAATTGCGCAGGGAATTGCACAGCGAATTGGACAGGGAATTCAATAGCGAATTGCACAGCGAATTGGACAGGGAATTGAATAGCGAATTGGACAGGGAATTGAATAGCGAATTGGACAGGGAATTGGTCAGCGAATTGGACAGGGAATTCAATAGCGAATTGCACAGCGAATTGGACAGGGAATTGAATAGCGAATTGGACAGGGAATTGGTCAGCGAATTGGTCAGCGAATTGGACAGGGAATTGGACAGGGAATTGGACAGGGAATTGCGCAGGGAATTGGACAGGGAATTGCGCAGGGAATTGCACAGCGAATTGGACAGGGAATTCAATAGCGAATTGGACAGGGAATTGGTCAGGGAATTGAATAGCGAATTGGACAGGGAATTGAATAGCGAATTGGACAGGGAATTGAGCAGCGAATTGCACAGGGAGTTGGACAGCGAATTGCGCAGGGAGTTGGACAGGGGAAAAACTAGGTCACATTGGTTGTTTTTATCTAATATTTATACCAGAGTTTATTTAATGTGGTATAAATTTCTAAAAGATGAATTTAAGCTAGAAACAAAAAAAGCTAAAGAATTAGATTGCTTATATAGCTTAATTAATAAAACTTTTATTAGTCGCTGTTTTTTTACAAAGGGGTATGTTTTAGTTTTAAAAACGCCAACTAAGATAACCAGAAACGAAACCAGTTTGCACAGTATAAGTCAGGCGGCTATACAATTCCAAGGGGGGTATAATATGTATTATAGTAATGGGGTGAAACTAGAAAAAAAGGTCTGGGAGTCGATTAAAAACAAAACCTATACCCTCATACAGTACAGCACAGAAAACAACGAAGAAAAAAAGAGCGCCATAATAATGATGATTGAAGAATGTTACGGGCCATCTTATTTACTTGAATTTTTAGGAGCGAAAAAAATAGATACTTACATTAATAAAAAAGATAGTAAGTATTTAGAGGGAACGACAGGGAGCGAACAAATAGGCGTTTATACCCTTTTTGCTACTGAAAAAATGAAGTATGTTCGTTGTTTTTGTCCCTCAACAGATAGGGTTTTTCACTTAGAAGTTGAGCCACATTACAACGATGCAAAAAATGCAATTGCTTCGCTTCTTAGAATCCCAACCAAGCTAAAAAGTCACATTAAATCAATTCGCCGACAAGGTGAAAGGTTTTCAATTGTTTGGACAATCGAAGGAAAGGAAATAAAAAACACATTAAAAGAAAGTGATTGGCAGGATTTAAAACCAGTCAGAGGAAAAGAATATTTTGAATTAATGGAGTACGAATATTAATATTTAATCATAATAAAATTTTTAAAATGAATACAGTATTAACCGTAAACGTAGCACCAACAAGCGAAGCAGGACATTTTGTAAAAGGAGCAACTAAAGTCGTTATGTTAGATGAAATTAACGAAACTTTCGACATTAAAGGCACTAGTGTCTTAGAAACAAAAAAACATACAACTTTAGTAATGGAAGAAGATTGCACTATTTTTTGCCAGGTAGTTTATAACAGTAAACTAAAGCGATTAGAAAAGGCTAGAGATTAACCCCTACCCTCTTTACTTGTAATTAAGTAAAGAGGGTTTTTGATACTTAAAAAAAATGACGCATGGAAATAAGCAGGGTATTGCAACTGGTCCACGACCGAACAGGCAAAATAATAAAAAAATCAGACATTGGTTTAATTCAGTACAGGATAAGATGGAAAGGTAAAACGGTTTATATCTCAACAGGAATCCATGTAAAAAAAAATCAATGGGATAAAAGAACCCAAACCATCACAAAACATACTGAGGCAGACGAACTGAACGCAAGGTTTATCCAGAAGCGCAGGGAATTAAAAACCTATTTATATGATGATGACAACCGAAGTATTGAGCAGGTGAAAAACTTTGTAAAGGGTCACACTTCCAGACTAGCAGATTATTTAGACAATTACCTATCTTCTATTAAGAATAAAAGAGCAGCATCAACCGTAACAAATTACGATATTACAATTAGGAAAATAAAAAAATGGAGACCAGGAGCGACTTTGAAAGAAGTTGACCGAACATTTGTAAAAGCATTTGAAAAGCATTTATTTAGCCTAACAGCAGAAAAAAAGACCACTACCCTATCAAGGGGGACCATTAGCCGAATTATGTCAGAGTTTAAAACTATGATTACTGAGGCAGTAGAAGATGAATTGATAGAAAAAGACCCCTTTAGGAAATACGACAAAATCAAGATTAAGAATAAGGACAGGAAGAAAGCCCCCCTGTTGACTGACATGGATATTGAAAGACTAGAAAAGTTAATCTTAGTTGAAGAAAATGAAAAGCTGGAAAAATTCAAAGAGGTTTTTTTATTTTCCTGTTTTACTTTCCTACCTTTTGCAGACCTCAAATCTTTAAGGGTTTCACATGTATCAAAAAAAATAGAAGAGTTCAAAGGAACTGAACAGCAGGTTATAAGGATAAGAAAAACAAGGGTAAAAAGTGACCGATTTGGGAAAGAATTTTTTCTGCCACTCACTAAAATGCCAACAGGACCAAAAGCAATTCCTATCCTACTAAAACACATGAAGGGAAAAAGCAGCACAGCATTAATTTTCCCTTTTGTCAGTCACCTAGAAACCTATCACAGGGCATTAAGGAAAATAGCAATAAAGGCAGGGGTTTCAGTAGTGCCTACCTCACATTCAGGCAGACAATATTGTAGCAAATGGTATAAGCACTATACCAGACTGACAAACGATGAAATAGGCAAAATGAGTTGTCAAAGCTCCAAGGTAGTTGCTACCTATGCAGGGAATGAAAACAACAGATTAGAATATGCTTTAGAACAAATGTAGATGATTACTTAATTAATCCTTTGATTTGTTCTTACATAAGCCATTTATTAAGTGACCAGGTATGTTTTCAAAATACTGATAAGCCCCCCTTTATTTTTGAAGCGTTAATAGATATATATACCCTTAAATTTATTATTAGTATTGACAATGAGAGGTTACTAATTGA